CGATACCGATGAACCCCTCGGTACAGCCTGTGGACGCCGTATCAGATGCAGCGCCCTTCGGTCAGTATGTCATCGGATTCTATATTCCGCCGCTTAATGATGGCAGCGTCGTTTACTTGCAGGCGTCGCAAGATGGAGTTACAAATTGGGCGCGCGTTCGCCGGTCGGACGGTACGAATGATTGGAGCGTAACCGCGCTCTTCAACAGGTGGGTCTATATCGATCAGTTTGCTCCCTTCAAGTTCCTGCGGGTGGAGGTTACCTCGCCCCAGGGTCAAACCGCCGTGCGGACATTCATTTTCCTGCAAAAACCAAATATGGAAGGAAGTGCATAGGAGGCCATTATGCCGAGTGGAACACCCGTTGATAAAACGTATCAAGCCTTGAAAAGAAAAGGTTTCAGCAAGGGCAGTGCGGCACGCATCGCCCAGGATCAGACAGGGCTCGCCCTGGCTACGGGCAAACCGCCCAAAGGGAAGAAAAAGAAGAAGCAAGAATCTCTCAAGGCCTTCATTAAGAGACGCAACAAGGGGATTAAATAATGGCTGAGTATCCGCGCATGCTCTATCACGTCAACAAGGGGCAGTTGATCGTCAAGAATACCAGGGAGCTTCAGGGTGCCCTCAAGAGGGGCTGGTCAAAGTCACCCGTGTTAATGGGAGAGGCCGAGGCCCTATGCTCACAGATCAGATATCTTGAGGAGCAACTGGAAACCGCACGCAAGCGGCTGGCGGAGATCGAAGCCGAGGCGGACACTCCGAAAGAGGCAACAGGAGGCTAACGTATGACGGTTGGAGATGTCATCAGGGCCGCACTTAGAAAGATCAATGTGGGCGCTCAGGGCGAACCGATGTCGGCTATCGATGCAAATGATGGGCTTGAAGCTCTGAACGATATGCTGGGTCTGTGGTCGGCCAGAAAGATCATCGTGCGCGGCATGACTCAGGAGAACTTTGCCCTCACGGCGACTGTTCCAAGCTATACCATCGGCGCAACAGGGGTGTTTGCCACTCCCAAACCCTACCGTATTACGAGTGCCTTCATTCGGGATACGAACCTCTATGACACTCCCCTGGATATCATCACCGTGGAGGAATACGATTCCTATGAGGACAAGGCCATATCATTAGCGCGTCCCTGGGCGCTTGCCTACGATCCGGGTGCGGCGCAACAGGCGGCGCAACTCGGAACGATCTTCCTCTATCCCACGCCTGACGCTTCCACCGCCTACCGGCTCTATATCGAATCGCAGAAGGCGTTTACCAACTTCCCCAACATAGCTGCCACGGTAACTTTCGAGGAAGTCTACTCCGAGGCCTTGAAGTACAACCTCGCCATTCGGCTGTATCGGGAATATCACGAGCATACCAAGCCGATTCCGGGGGATCTCACCTATCTGGCAGACCGTGCCATGTGCGTGATCGAGAAACTCAACGCCGAGCAGGTGCATTCGATCATCGAGGTGCCGAGCGCTAAGGCCGTGTTCAACATCTATACGGGGGAATATAGCTGATGCCTGAGATACCTTTTCTTGGTCCCACGTACAATTCGCGCAGTTTGAACATTGCGGCGGACCGCAGCATCAACTTCTTCCCGGAGCTTAACCCTGCCGATGCGAAGTCCGTGATCGCCCTGATAGGCACGCCGGGAACGGCCTATTTCACCGCTGTACCCGATGTCCCGGTGCGCGGCATGCATGCCTGCAACAACATGCTCTATGTCGTTGCGGGTGCCAACCTCTACAGTGTGAATGCAGCCGGTGTGGTATCCGCTTCCCTCGGCCTTCTGGCAACCAACATCGGGCGCGTGGGCATGGCTGACAATGGGATGCTATCGGCTGGCATAGGCGGCAACCAGCTCATGATAACGGATGGCCTGAACGGTTACATCTTAAACGTAGCGACATTTGCCTGGACAACCCTGGCAGGCGGAGGATGGCCCGGAACTCCCATTACCGTGACGTATCTCGACGGCTATTTCATCATCAATCATGCGGGCAGCATGTCCATCCATGTGAGCAACCTCTTTAACGGCCTCACTTGGAACGCATTGGCTACGGCTCCCGTTCAGGCATCCCCGGATCTGTTGCAGTGCGTTATCAATCTGCATCAGCAACTCTGGTGCATCAAGGAATACACGACCGAGATATGGTATGACACGGGTACGCCCGTGACAACCGGCTCTCCTTTCCTGAGAACGCCCGGTGCGGTGCTCGATGTCGGGACGCCTGCCCCTTGGACGGTGGCGCGAGGAGACAACAGCATCTTCTTTCTGGCATGCGCCCGCGGAGATGGTCCCGGTGCATTGATCGGCGTGGTGGAGATGAGCGGGTATAATCACGTGGTCATATCCCCGCCTGCGATCAATTACCGGATCACTCATATGGCAACGGTAGCGGACGCCTTCGCCTATTTCTACAGCATGGAAGGACATAGCTTCTACGTGATTACCTTCCCGACCGGGCAGGCTACTTTCGTGTATGACGCGACGACAACGATGTGGCATGAGTGGAGCACCTATACGGGCGCGCCCTATGTTTATGGCAGACATTACAGTAATTGCTACGCATTTTTCAACGGCAAGCATTATGTCGGAGATTTCCACAATAACGGCAACATCTACGAACTGCGGAGCGATGTCTACATGGATCATAACGACCCCATTGTAAGCGTGCGCATCTCACAGCATCAATCTGACAAGCGCGATCTGGGCAACGTCTTCTTTCACAAACTCGTCGTGGATGCCGAGACCGGGGTAGGCAATGCCCTGTCGCCCAACCCCTTGATCTCGCTGGCCTGGTCGGACGACGGCGGGCATATGTACAGCAGTGAGCACCTGGCAATTCTGGGAGCGGTCGGGACGTATAACACGCGCCTCATTTGGAGAAAGCTCGGCTGCTCCAGGGACAGGATTTTCAGAATAACGAATAGCGAGCCGGTCAAGAAGGTCCTGATCGGCGGTTACGTGGAGGCTACAGCGTGAGTATTTTACAGCCGCCCCCAATCATAGACTCTTTATTCATGACGCCGGAGAGCATCATCAAGTCCGTGCCCTGGATCTTGTGGCTCAATGAATTGGGCGGCACGCGCATCAATGCGCATACGCAGTTATGGGACATGGCGCTGGCTTCCGGGCCGATCACCATAGCTGGTATCGGGTTCTTTCCCGCCGTCTGCATTGCGATAGCCTATGGCGGCACGGGCGGAGGCGGCAACTTCATTGGTGCAACCTGGGGCATCACGGTAGGCAATGCCATTGTGGCCTGCGTCTACAGCGTCACCGCGACAAATGCAGGTCAATGGAATGGAGCAGCGGGCACGCTGGGCAGGTTGCTTCAGGCTGCCGGAGCCTTCGTTGACTGCAACCTCACCACTTTCCAGCCGGACGGGGCTGAGTTTTACTTCACCAAGGTCGGTCTGCCCGTGGGCAACAGCACATGGAACTTCATTTTCTTCAAATAGGAGCGATATGATTATACGTGAAGCAACAGTATCAGATGTCATAGAACTGGCACACATGATAATGGCAACCATTGCAAAGATCCTGCGCTCGGGTGAAACTGTCAAATGGGACATTCCCATCGACGGCACCTCGCTGGCGATTTCGCTGAATATCCTCATTACAAACCCCCAGAAGAACTGCATTGTCTACATTGCCGAGGACGAGGAGGATGGCATTGTTGGAGCCATAGGCGGGCACATCGAGCCATATATCTTCAACCGACAATATCTCATGGCATACGCAAGCATGCGGCAGTCCATAGTCGGAGCGAAAATTAGCTGGAAGCTCATTGCCGCCTTTGAAGAATGGGCCAAGGCACACGGGGCGAACGCTGTAATACTCGGTGAACGCACAGCATACACAGACAGATCCCTGGAGCCTTACATGGAAAGTCTGGGGTATAATCTTGGTGAGAGAATGTATCTCAAGGAGGTGATATAATGCCGTGGGTGCCGTACGCATTAGCCGGAGGTGGAGCAGTACTAGGCGGTCTTTTGGGATTGATGGGTTCATCGGAGCAGGCGAGCGCAGCCGAAAGTGCGGCCGATTCCCAAGCAGCAGCTTCAAGGTACGCCTCCGACATGCAGTACAAGATGTGGCAGGAGCAGCAAGCGCTCATGGCTCCCTGGCGCACCTCCGGTCAGAACGCTCTTAACGAGTTGAACTGGCAGATGGGACTGCCGTCGGGACAAATTCCAGGTTCGG